ACCACATAGCCGCCTTTGTTGAACTCTACAATGTTATACTCAAATGTCCGTACATCAGAACCGTTCTTCATTAAAGCGTATGGATATACTAAATGCTGGTGGTGATCTTTGAACTTTCCCACGGTATAACTACCGGTTGTTTTGATGTCGTGAACACTGGTAGGCATCAGTTCGTCAATCAGACCGTAAACCAATACATTGCCGTATGCAGTCGGAAGGATTGCCTCTACACGTTGCTGCGTCAACGCCCCTTTGTAGTAATTTGCGAACTCACGACAAAGGGATATAGGAAAGACAAATGAACGATTGTTATAAACGGCTTTCAAGGCTATAACCTTTTGCTCGCCATTCCCTATATCAGAATATATCTTTTCTACCTGCACCGTTTCAGATTTCCGGTTCTCAATCATACAATCAATTATCTCCCCAAAACATGTTCCTCTATCAGCTTTTTCGCTATCGAAAGGTACTCTGTTTATCCTATCGATAAGAGATTGTAATTGTTGTTCTCTGAACTCATCTTCATCACATGGGGGATTGTCAGAAAAAGCATAATATTTTTGATATATCTTATCACTGTCTATATAATTCTGATAAGAATCTAACAATGTTGGGTATAGTTTGTAAGATATTTTACTCATTCGCATATCTCCATTTGTAACCACCTGCTGTATGATGACTTTTTCTACCTATACAGCAACTGATAATATTAGCATTATTAATACCCGTTTGTCTTTCAGCCTCTTTAGCACTTTCAAATGTACTTATTGACGTACCATCCTCTCGACACTGAACAACGGCTTTTGACATCTTCGGGTGATTTATTTTCTTTTTGCTAAACCGTTCGTTTCTTGTTCCGTAATTAGCATTATATCTCCATGTGCACCATTCTAAGTTAGAAACAGAGTTATTGCTTTTAACCTCGTCTTTATGATTTACACATGGTAAATTTTGCGGATTAGGAATGAACGTTTCGGCAACAAGTCTATGAAGAGATTTATATTCAACTTGTTGTTGTTTCCATAGTGATATTCGTAAATATCCACTCCATATTTTATTAGGCTTAATTATCTTTCCTGTTATCTTTCTAAAATTACCATACCTGCTTTTAATAAGCCTATCTAAAGAGCGAACTCTACCAAGGGTACTTACTTGATAGAGTCTTTCATAACCTTGAATGTCTTTCCAAATCTCATTAGGCTGCATCTGAATAGGTTTTAGTCTTTTTGTCAAAAATCAACCCCAATTCTTTCGCTTTAGCCGCCAACATCATTGAGGCTTTCATCTTTGAACTTCCCACATGGTTGAAATCATCAATATGGGCGATAAAGTCATTCGCTGAAGCTGCGTCGGCAACTAATTCTAAACAACCTGTTATATCAGATAGCACTTTGTTATATGCTTCTTGTTCAGCCTTTTTTGATTGCAACATAGTAAGATATGGAGCAATAATCCGAGTAGAGATAAAATCATTCTTGGTCGTCGGATTGCCGTTTTTGTCAAGGATGGTAGGTACTTCCATCACTGAAGGCAAGTTACAAGTATTCTTTCCGTCATTCCTTGATGTCGGATCGAAAGTAATAGTACGTCTCTGCACTCCTCTCTCACTCTTCATTTCCAAGTAACCTAACAAATCAAGTTCGGTGACGATGGAGTTGTAGGACTTCTCACGTAAGGCAGGAATAAACACCGTATCATCACCCTCTTTTCTTGTGTCACGATGGGCAACAAAAATGATATGTTTCTTCAGACTTGATAGCGTTCTTGTCATCCAAGAAAATTCAGCATTGATACCGCCCCAATCTCGAATAGATGGCTGCCTGGTTCCACATTTATAAGTGATGATAAAATCCATCATCTTACCAATGGTATCAACCACAATAGTCTGATAAACAGACAAATCTTCTTGCAAAACCAGCTGAACATCATTCCAAGAAGTGACCTGCACAGTGTCAATATTCTCCAAATGAGCCATATTCATACGCTTAACACCATTGTCAAAATCCAACAACAGAGGCTTTGGTGCACTCAAAGCTACTGTGCTCTTACCCATACCTGCTTGACCGTAAATCATCATCTTTACGTTTGTTGGAATATTCAATTCCGTTGATTTTCTGATTAAACTCATGATTGTTATATTTTTAGTTAGTAATTATATTAGAGACTTCAATAAAGGATCTATACCATCCTTCAATTCTTTAAGTTTCTTCAGCGAATAAACTTTAGGACTATTCCTATGTACACCAGCCCTTTTCCAAGTCAATGCTCCCGTAGCGCACTGATGAGCCAACCACCTTCTACCAAATCCAAGTCGTATAGCTTGCGTTTCCGTAATCTCATCAATGACCGGATCCTTGGAGATCGCATATTCGCTGACAGCTTCTTTCGCGGCCGCTTTTATTATTTTCTGTAATTGCCAAACGTCAAGTTCCATATAATAAAGGCATATTACGCCCTCTAATTCTTACACGAACACGGGCGATAAGTTCTACATTGGCATTAGAACGGGTTCGGATTTGTTGCCGTTTCATGTCTAAATGACTATCAACACAAAGAATAATCAAAAGTACACAAGCAACAAATGATCTCATGGCCGGCGAAAAGTCCAGCGTCAACCGGATACCTGATATCCTCTCGGCTAACTTTAATGCCAACTCCCTCCCATTCCGAACACCCAAAATTAAAAATGCTGTCTGAAGCTGGTTATTTATCGTACTTACTGCACGATGCTTCAATACGGCAATCTCCTTTTTTTCATACCCGGCTGCGTACATTTGTGCTGTAATGTCACATTCGGGCGTTAACTCGGTAAATACTTTCATAATCGTGTGTATTTAAAGTTTGAATCAGGAATCTCTAAATACTGTAACTATCCCTTTCGGAACATTAGTTTCCGATCTCCACTTATGTCCATTTTTGTACCCTTGTGCATTAAGCAATGAAACATTGTTGCGCACTGTGCAGACTTTATCGATAGGAAATTCTACTTTCTTCCCTTTCTTTAAGTCTCTCATACGAGGCATAATTTCCACTTTTTTCTCCATAAACTGATTATATTTAATTGAATGTGGACGGAACCGGTAACGATCCGGCATACACACTTCCGGCTGTGTGCAGAGCATTCCATACGCCCGCCCGTTTGCCGGGGTTTTCACCCGGCTGCTTTTGCTAATCTAAACACAAAACGAATTAAACAACTTCAAGAAAAGCCTTAATAGCCAACATTTTCTTTTCAGCTAACACTTTGGCTGCTTCTTCTCGATTTTTCCAATCTTTATAAAGTTCGAGGTCCTTTTTTGTACTTTCGAGGTCTTTATTAAGAGACGACACCAATTCAATCAGTTCCTCTCTTGTCATTTCTTCAATACCTTTTGTTTCCATATACATTATTATTAATAGTTACCAACTTTTTTCTTTATAAATGGCGATCGTTAGAATAACCGACATCACGAATGTTAATACGTGAAACGGATTAAAGAACATGCCAACAAAACAGGTAGCCGACATCAGTACTGCGCAGATGAATAAAATTAGCTGCACTCTTGAATAAAAAATTACCTTCATGACTGTTTGATTTGATTTGTGCCCTCCGGCTGATTCGATCAGTAGCTTCGCGCCTCTTCAGAGGGTTTTCTTAACTTTGTGGTGCAAACTTTAAAAATTAAGAAGTATGAAATCAGAAAAGTACCTGAGCATGGCTAAAGACATTCGTTCTAAAGTCGAAGATTTACTTGACGAGTATAACACCTTTGAACCATCAATAAGCAAGATGTTTCTTGATGGACAACCGTTATATGAACAAGCTATAAAATTTACCCACTTGGTTTATTCATTTGATCCAAATCTGCCTTTAAATAGAGAGTTGGTAGATCTGCCAAATAAATGCAAAGGGTGTATAATTAAAACGTTTCCGCAAGAAAACGATGTCTTTAAAAATTTCTTGTTCCTTTTGAAATGCTTCACTGATTATCTGGAGACTTTTCATGACTAACTTTCTCTCCGCGTAAAAGGTCCAAGTAAGAAGTAACCGCTTTCTCGGCATCTTCTTTTATGTACTCCAAATTTTTCAGACAATTGATTGGCAAATCTTCAACATGTATGGATATTGTCAATTGATTGTCTTTTTCTTGATGTTTTAGTTCAATGTTGTAATTCATGTGCTATGATATTTTAATTATCTTTTCTTCTTGCTTATTATTTCAAACCTCACAACGCCAAGTTCTGTATATGCGCCGTATTCAATCCAATATGTCCCACGAGCCGCGTTTATTTTAGGATCATATTTACTATCAAATAATAGCGTCTTTGTGCTACCATCAATATAATGCGCACTTACTTTATATTCATAAATAGGCATTTTGGAGTACCTATAAAGGCCTATAGCAAAAACTATAAGACCTGATATAGCGACAGCTATTAAAAAGTTTCTTATAATAAGATAAGGTTTGTAACCATCGGCATATTGATGAAAAAAAAGTGCTCCAAAAGCACCACCTGCGAATATAAATACACCTAAAACTTCCATATCATTTATTTTATTTGTACCCGGCAGCCCATCCGATAGGCAGCGTCACGCTTTCAGAACCAGGTTGTATTTTGAAAAGAGGCAACGGTTAACCAATGTCTGACACATAACACCGCAAGGAACTTGCCCCTTTGACAATTCTTTTATCTATAATGTATCCCTGTGGGTCATGGCTCAAAGCTCACCACGTTTATACATTATACTTTGTAATCCTTTCGCTTAAACTCCATTTCTGCGAGTGCTAAGGTTGAAATAAGACAAAGAACTTACTGTGGGCATCCGGGAATCGAACCCGGTCAGAAACGCCTTTCTTCACCAGCCGAACACTTTCGGCTCATGCCCTTTGCTTTAGTAAATCGTTATGAAGTTTTCTACTTTGAACGATCTGAATCCGTTCGCCTCAATATCGAAATAGCGAACCGTCTTGTAGTTTTCAGAACCAGTACCTTTGATAAGATTCTGAATGTCTTTAAGCGTACCTTTGGCTTTGCGAAGTGAACCATCAGACTTTTCATAGGCGAATGATACGATACCTTTGTGCATTTGTTTTGTCAAACGGTACAATGCCCATGCGCGTGAAAGACATACCGCGAACGCTTTACCGGTCGCTCTCATTAACTCATAAGCCATACAAAATACCTTGTGTCTAAAATTTGAAGTTTTCATAATCGTGTGTGTTATATGCGTTAGTATAAAAATGAGTTCATTGCTTCATAACTACTGAAGATTTCAATAGCAGGATCGTTAGACCAGTCCAGCGGGGTGAGATATTCAACCTCTCTTTCAAGAACTTCTATTTCATTAGAGAGAATCTTCACGATCTCAGACTTGCTATCTACATTGTATATATAGCAGACTTCTTCTTCGCCAATCGTGCTCAACGCTTCTAACTCGCCTTTTTTGTTTTCGAGTTCTGCTAATGCTGTTTCATAAGATCGTGCCATAATCGTGTATTTTAATATGTTTATCCTATTTACTTTATTAAATCAATCTTGTATCTTTGTCGTGATTGATTGTTTGATGATGCAAATATAATACTATTTGGTATCATCAAATACTAATCAGTATTAAATATTATACCATTTAGTATTTTTAACTATATGACAATAAATGAAAGATTTGCTGAGATACTTAAAACAAAGAATATCAGCGTTAAAGAAGCATCCGTATTAATAAGAAAATCAGAGGTATATGTTCGCAAGTTAATGCGAGCAGGCGAAAGCTTTGGTATAGAACCCGTGCTTCTAATACTAAACAGTATAGAAGATATTAATCCTGATTGGCTTCTTAGAGAAAAAGGAAGTATGTTTAGAAGTCAATATAACACCGAAGAACCAGCCCCCATCACCTCCGAGCGTTTACTTTCTATCATTGAGAGCCAGCAGAGAACTATCGAGAACCTTTCAAAGAAATGAAAGAATACACACCAATAGAGAAAGATACTATACTAAGGTGCTTTTATCTTGGAGTTTCCGTAAACTATCGATCATGCCAAGATATTATCAACATTCTTGTAGCTGATGAATATGTAGTACTTCGTACCTCCGTGAACGGAAGGGCGTATCATATTACAGATAAGGGAAAGGGATTTATTTTACAAGGCGGATATGCCAAACAAGATAAATTCCTAAAATCGCAAAAACGATTTACTTTGCAAATGAATGCAATGGGATGGATCGTAACTATCATAGCATCTATAATAGGCGTGATAGGCGGATTCATTTTATCAAAACTGACACAATGAAATGACCTATCAAACAACCGATAGGGCATCCTATCGCAACACATATCACAATGCGACCTATAATCAACGCCAGCAAATCAAGAAATTGAAAAAATCTATCCATAATCCATATAGTTTAATATTTGCATCATCATTTCAAAGAACTATTCAGCAACATACATTTTAATATGTTCATACTATTGCTTTACTCAACACGATCGCTTACCTTTGCTTTCGTGATTGATTGATGATGCAAAGATATGAACTTAATTCATATAATCAACGCTATATATGAACTATTTTCATATATAAATAGTTAATTTATGTTTTATGGCTATAAATCAAGAATTTAAAAACTTAATTAGCAGGATTAAATATGAATATTCACTCAATCAATCCCAAATAGCTGATAGTTTAGGGGTTAAAAAGACATATTTATCTGATATGATAAATGGTCGTGTACCATATAACGAAACCATGAGCAAAAAAATCAGTGAGATTTTCCCGGTTGTCAACAATGAACAAAGTTCATATAACAAAACCATAAAAATAACCGAATCTGACATAAACGAAAGTTCTTTTAGTGGGACTTTAGTATATGATATAGATGCGACTTGCGGGATGGATAATAGAGAAATAGAATTTGCAGAAGATAGAATTATCGGTTCAGTTAATTTGCCAGAAATAAGTAAAACTGCCAAAATAGTAACGGCTAATGGTGATAGCATGGAACCAGTAATATATAATGGGAATAGAGTTGTTATTCGAGAAATATTTAACTGGGAAGACATCTTCTACGGGCAAATCTATTTAATACTTTTAGACGAATATAGGATGATTAAATATATCCGCAGATATGAACAGGATGAAAAAAACTATATTATCCTACGTAGCGAAAATTCCAGATATGATGATATAAAATTACACAAAAGTAAAATAAGAAAACTCTTTATTGTAGAAAACATATTATCAGTTAAAACCCAAATATGATTCCATGAAATTCAATCATTCAGTACATAAACATTATTTAACCTTTCCGTATTCTTGCGTACATTATATAGAGTGGTTATGAAGAAAGAGAGTTGGGCGTTATTATTAAGTTCTGTAGCTGTACTTATTAGTTTAGTTGCAATATGTGTAGCTTGTCCGCATAAAGCAGAATTGGGATTTGATTACCAAGGAGTGATAGTAGGAGTATTATCATTGTTAGTGACAATTCTAATAGGATGGCAGATATATACATTTATAGATATAAATAAGAAAAGCAAGGAATTAGAAGAAGCTAAGACCGCGGCACTCATAAGCACGGAAAGAAATAACGCTTTAACAACCAATGCTATTTCTGATTTTTATTATTACATTTTACTTAAGTCTGATCCTTTAGGAGTTGAGTATCGATTTTTAGATTACAGAATAAGCTCATTATACCACTTTTCGAATATCGGAGAAATTGAGACTTGTAATACAATAGTTAAGGTGCTTTTGGAGATGATTGTTGTTCCAGAAGATATCAAGGTTTTAGAGAGTGGGAAAAATAGAATACTTATGTTGCTCACAAAAGTAAAAGATACAGATAAAATTATAGGATATGAAGAATTAGTTTCGAGAATTGCACGATTAGGTATTATGCCTAAGCAATCAAAGTAATTTATGTAAGCTTTCAATTATCTCATCTTGGACTTTCTTATACTCTTCGGGAGATAACAGTTTTAATCCCGAATATTGAAGTAGATGGTTCAAATGACATGGAAAAGAAGCGTTAACATTGCGTCTATTCCAAATATCACATTGAATTTGTACATCTGATTTATAGCGTTCAATTGCTAAATTCAGAATAGACTCTTTGGTAGCCTGTTGATACGGAAGTTTATTATTGTCATCCATAGTGATAAAGCAAAGACGACAACCCCAAAGTTGCGGTTTGAGGAAGTCGCCTAT